ATCAAGAAGATGGCGTCTGGCGGTATGACTTCTAGGAGTTCGTCCGCATCTAGCCGTGGTGATGGTATTGCCCAGCGCGGTAAAACCAAAGGCAGAATGAGATGATGTCCTCTCGCGGCATGGGTGCTATCAACCCGTCCAAGATGCCCGGCGCGAAGAAAAAAGCGCGTCGGGATAACACCGACTTCACGCAGTACGCTGAAGGCGGCAAGGTCAATGCTGCGGGAAACTACACCAAGCCAAGTCTGCGTAAACGCATCGTGTCTCAGGTAAAGGCTGCGGCCACACACGGGACAGGTGCAGGGAAGTGGTCAGCGCGTAAAGCGCAGCTTGTAGCCAAGAAGTACAAAGCTGCTGGTGGGGGATACAGAGATTGAAAGCGCCGCAGCAATCCCTGAAAAATTGGGGCGACCAGAAATGGCGTACCAAGTCGGGAAAGCCGTCGTCAAAAACAGGTGAGCGTTACCTCCCTGAAGCTGCTATAAAGTCCTTGTCCCCAGCCGAGTACGCTGCAACTACCAAAGCCAAACGGGCAGGTAAAGCGGCAGGTAAACAGTTTGTAGCCCAGCCCAAAAGCATAGCAAAGAAAACAGCAGGTTTTAGATAATGGCAAATACCTCTGGCTCTACAGCTTTTAACCTTGACCTCACCGAGTTGGTCGAGGAGGCTTTTGAGCGGGCCGGTAGCGAGTTGCGTACGGGCTATGACTTGCGCACTGCACGGCGCAGCCTCAACATCATGTTTGCTGACTGGGCAAACCGTGGGATTAATTTGTGGTCAATCGAGCCGGGCACTATCCCCTTAGTGCAGGGCCAGAACACCTACCCCCTGCCGGACGATACGATTGACTTGCTGGAACACCTAATCCGTACGGATGCCAACAGCACTTCCAACCAAGCCGACCTGACCATTACCCGCATTAGTGTTTCTACCTACGCGACTATTCCCAACAAGCTGACTCAAGCGCGGCCTATCCAGCTTTGGATTCAGCGGTATAACGGGCAAACTTCAGTGGTAGGGTTAACCCTAGCTACCACAATCACGAGCAGCAGCAACGAAATCACCCTGAGTTCCACAGTGGGTTTGCCCGCTTCGGGGTTCATCAAAATTGACTCAGAAACTATCAACTACGGCTATATATCAGGGAATACCCTATATAGCTGTTTCCGTGCGCAGAACAACACTACTGCTGCGGCACATACTGCTGGGGCAACGGTCTATTGGCAGCAACTTCCTGCCGTAACTGTCTGGCCCACACCTGACAATGCACAAACATATACGCTGGCCTACTGGCGGATGCGGCGTACCCAAGATGCTGGCGGCGGCGTGAACGTCATGGACGTTCCGTTCCGGTTTATTCCTTGCATGGCAGCTGGTTTGGCATTCCATATTGCGGGCAAAATTCCTACAGGAATGGAGCGGCTAGGCGTACTTAAGCAGCAATACGATGAAGCTTGGGAACTCGCAGCCTACGAAGACCATGAGAAAGCGGCCCTACGTTTGGTGCCGCGACAGACCTATATTGGGCGGTAGTCATGGGTAATAGATTCGCTTCTGGCAAGAATGCAATCTCCGAATGTGACCGTTGCGGGCAACGGTTTAAGTTGAAGGTTCTGAAGACAGAAATCATCAAGACAAAGAACTACAATCTGCTAGTATGCCCAGCATGTTGGGACCCAGACCAACCGCAGCTACAGCTAGGTATGTTTCCTGTAGATGACCCACAGGCTTTACGTAACCCGCGCCCTGACCGTACTTATGTAGCTTCTGGTTTGGATGTGTTAGGGTACCCCAGCGGAGGTAGTAGGGACATTCAGTGGGGCTGGAATCCGATTGGTGGAGCAGGCAGCACGGATGTAGGTTTGACCCCCAACTATCTTGTCGGAACCACGAGTGTTGGTACGGTAACAGTAACGGTTTCATAGGAGTTTATGATGGACAAAGCAGATTTGAAACAGGACAAAAAGATGATGGCTAAAGCTGTGCATAAGCACGAGAAAAAGCTACATCCCGGCAAGCCTATGACTAAATTAGCCAAAGGTGGCCCTACGTCTGAAGACCGGATGCGCGTTGGTCGCAACCTGTCCCGTGCAGCTAACCAGAAAACGGGGTAAATCATGGCATACAGTATGAAAAAAGGCGGCAAGGAAGTTGGTCAAGCCAGCGTCTATGCAGAGCCCCACACGATGGACGGCAAGAAGATGAAAATCCCAGCAGTTCCCGGTAAAGAGCCTAGCAGCAGCAAGCTAGACACGATGGACGTTAGCATAGGCAATATCAGCAAGTCTGCTGGCAATGAGCCAGTCAAAACAACTGGCATCAAGATGCGCGGTGCAGGTTGTGCCACCAAGGGCGTAATGTCAAGGGGCCCGATGGCATGAACTATTCTGAGCTTTCGGCGGCGATACAGACCTACACGGAAAATAATTTCCCGACGATTACCCTTGCGGATTCGTCTACGGTCTCGTCTACGGCTCAGATTAACCGTTTCATCCAGCAGGCAGAGCAGCGCATCTACAACTCGGTGCAGTTCCCCTCGTTACGTAAGAACGTGACGGGGACAATCACATCCGGCAATAAGTACTTGTCCTGCCCTGACGACTTCCTGTCTTCTTACTCCTTGGCTATCTTCTCTGGTTCTGGCCCGTACACATTCCTGCTTAACAAGGACGTGAACTTCATGCGCGAGGCGTACCCCACGCCGACCGACACCGGTACTCCCAAGTACTACGCGTTGTTTGGCCCGACTGTCTCAGGCTCAACCATCAGTAACGAGTTGTCGTTCATCCTTGGCCCGACACCTGACGCAACCTACTCCGCAGAACTGCACTACTACTATTACCCCCAATCCATTGTCACGGCGACCACCACATGGCTAGGCGACAACTTTGACACCGTGCTGCTCTACGGCTCTTTGATAGAGGCGTACACCTTTATGAAGGGTGAGCCCGACATGATTGCGTTGTATGAAGGTAAGTACAAGGAAGCGTTGGCGCTTGCTAAACGTCTGGGCGACGGTCTGGAGCGTCAGGATGCGTACCGTAGCGGTCAATATAGGCAGGCGGTCACATGAGCATCATCCAGACGCAGACCACCAGCTTCAAGAAGGAGTTGTATCAGGCCGTCCATAACCTGTCCACGGACACCCTCAAGATTGCGCTGTACACCGGCAACGCCAACTTGAACGAGGACACCACGGTCTACACAACGTCCAACGAGGTTGTAGCGTCTGGCTATACAGCAGGTGGTAATACTCTGACTGGGGTAACTATCAGTTCTGCTGACTACACGGCCTATGTAAATTTTGCAAACACGTCTTGGACGGCTGCAATCACGGCTCGGTGCGCTCTGATTTACAACGTGACGCAGGGCAACAAGTCCATTGCAGTGATTGACTTCGGGGCAGATAAAACATCGACCACCACGTTTACAATCGCCATGCCTGCCAACACTTCCACTACGGCGCTTATCAGGAGTTCAAATTGATTGTCACTACAACCAAAGGCGAGATGGATGATTCCCTGCTGGAGCATCGCACCGGCACGGTTGACAACGACAATGAAGCAACTACTTGGACAGAGTATTGGCTGGATGGTGAGTTGGTTCACCGGTCTGTACATGTAACGCTGAAGAAAATGCCCAGCTTTGCTGGCGGTGAAACTGCTTCTCTTTAAGGACTAATCATGGCAAACACTCAAAGTATGTGTACCTCTTTTATGGGGGAACTTCTAACTGCTACACATAATTTTGGTGTAGCCCCTATTCGTGCAGCCACCACTGCCGACACATTCAAAGCAGCTTTGTATTTGACAACTGCGACCATCAATGCGTCTACTACGGCTTACTCGTCTACCAATGAAGTGACCGGTGCTGGGTACACCGCTGGCGGGGTTGCAGTGACTAACGCTACGGCTCCTGCGTCCACCAACAGTTCAGCAACTGCGGGTGTGGCTTATTGGACTCCATCTGCGTCTATCACGTACACATCAGTCACCTTGACTACGGCGTTTGACTCGGTGCTGATATACAACTCCACGCAGAGCAACAAGGCTGTGGCTGTTTACACGTTTGGTAGCCAGACCATCACAGCGGGCACGTTCACACTGACCATGCCATCCAACACCACGACTACTGCTTTGCTGCGGTTGGCTACAACGTAAGGATAGGTTGTGTCTCTCGGCTGGGGCGACAGTACTTGGGGCGCTAACGGCTGGGGCGGTACTCTTGAAGCAACGGGGGTTGCCGCCTCGGGGGCTGTGGGAACGGCGACTCCGGGTATTACGATTGCCCTGACCGGGGTATTTGCAGCAGGAGCGGTAGGCACAGTTGTTCCAAGCCAGTCTTCAGACGAGACTAGCGACACGGCGGAAGGTTTTGTAGGTACGGTTGGGCCGGTCACCACGGTTGCATTGAGCGGCGTGGCGGCTTCTGGCGAGGTTGGCACGGTTGTCCACAGTAAGGACATCGCCCTGACAGGCGATGAGGCCACAGGCAGCGTAGGAACCCTAACAAACTCCGCTACTGTGGCCCTAATCGGTGCAGCGGCTGCGGGCGCGGTGGGAACTTTGACAGGGGCTGCCTCGTTTGCTTTGAGCGGCAATGCAGCCAGCGGGGCGGTTGGAACGGTTGCGGTTACCAACACAAAGGCTTTGACCGGCGTTGAGGCTATTGGTGCGTTGGGTCAGGCGATTGTCCCGTTGCTGCCAAACACGGCAATTGGCTCGGTTGGTACGGCTGGGCCTGTGATAAATATGTTGCTGTCTGGCGTGTCTGCCAGCGGCGCGGTTGGTACGGTTGGCATAGGGCCACGAAGCTTTGCTTTGACAGGCAATTACGCGCAAGGGGACGTTGGTGTTGTTATCGCTGTCTACTGGAAGCTAATTGATGACATGCAGACGGCAAACTGGCAAAATATAGGCACTTCGCAAACGGCAAACTGGGGCACAATAAGCAATACCCAAACTGCTGATTGGACGGAAATAGTAACTTGAGGTAACACATGGCTACAGCATATACATCTCTACTTGGTCTGGCGCTTCCAGTCACTGGAGAACTGTCTGGTACGTGGGGCGATACGGTCAACAACTCCATCACCTCGTTGCTGGACTCTGCCGTTTCGGGTACGACCACGCTCAGTTCTGATGCTGACGTAACCCTAACAACGACCACTGGCGCAGCCAATACTTCTCGTCAAGCCGTCTTGCTGTGGACAGCAGGGGGCACGGTAACCCGCAACATCACAGCCCCGGCACAGTCCAAGGTCTATGTCGTCATCAATGCAAGCTCCAGTACCCAGAGCATCGTGCTGCGCGGCGTTGGCCCCACCACCGGGGTGACAATCATCCAAGGCGAGAAAGCAGTCTGCGCTTGGAATGGCACGGACTTTGTAAAGATAGCCAACATCTCCGGTGCGGGCGTGTTCACCACGCTGAACTGCACCACTCTGACAGCTACGGCTGATTCCGCTTTCACATCTACTGGCGCATTGACCATCAGCAAGGGCACAACGGGCCAACGCCCTACCGCAGTGTCTGGCATGTTGCGGTTCAACACAACCTCAACCGAGTTTGAAGGCTACAACGGCACTACTTGGGCCTCTGTGGGCGGTGCGGCACTGAGCAACGACACATCCACTGCAACCAACGTATACCCGCTGTTTGCCGCCGCAACAAGCGGCACGGCATCCACGCTGTACACCAGCAACGCCAAGCTGCTCTACAAGCCCTCTACGGGCGAGTTCCAAGCATCGGAAGTCACCGCAAGCAACGGCCTCCTGTTGAACGCTACAACGGTGGCTGCCAGCTACACTATCGGCACGGGCTACAACGCCATGTCTGTTGGGCCTGTCACCGTGGCATCGGGGCAGTCGGTTACGGTTTCCAGCGGTCAACGCTGGCTCGTGTTTTAAGGATACATCATGGCA